GCTGGACGACTTTGCCCTCGAAGTCGATGGCGAGGACGAGCCGCTCCTTGGGCTCGTACACCTTGAAGGGGTAGTAGGGCCCGAAGGAATAGTCGCGCCGCTGGAGCCTCTCAGAGAGGGCGACGGTGCGCTCGATGGCCTCCATGCGGTAGCGCATGGCGGTCGGGTTGTCGCGCTTTCCGCAGCGGGTTTTGCGGTATGCTTTGTAGAGCGCGATGGTGCTGTTTACGATATTCTCCATTGAAAAGTCTCCCCGCCGTGTATAGCTCCGGCCACGCTTTGCGTGCGC